CTGGTGCTGAATAAGGCTGGATGAGGCCACGCACTCGGTTAATCAGCTGATAACCCATCCGATAAGGGCTAGCACTGACCCCATCCATACCTACCCCACCAGTCTGGCTTACTTGTCTAGCTTGCCAGATATCAACGGCGAGAATCATCGCCGCTTCCCGAATGGCAGGGATCGCACTGTAATCATCTTCTTTCGTGTCTTGCCCAGATGCTTTACCGCTTGGAATAATGCGATGGAATGGATCGTCTGCGTGTACTTTTGCAAACTGAATAAATGAATATCCGTTAGGGAATGAATAATTGGTAAAGAACGACCAGAATGCCGTGCTAATGCTTACAGGTATTGTTATGCCTGGAATTGTGCCAGTAATTACGTGATTGCCACCATAAGTAGATCCGCAGCCTTCTATCGCTACGCTTTGACCTTTAACAAATATACCTGGGTTTGCTAATACTAATGTGGCTACATTGTTTTGTAATCCAGCGGCCACTACTGGTGCATCATTAAACCATAAATATTGATTAAGTAGATCTTGTGCTGTTTGGCAAACTTCTTCGACTGTTGCCGAACTATAGAGTGAGCCAATACCTAAATTACTGCGTAACTCAGCTTCGGTTACATATGTGGCTGGCATCTCTACTCCTTTTCTAAAAAGCTCCCCCAGGGCTAGGGCTACTAAACCCCAGGGGATTATTACTTGGTTATTAGGACTTCTTGTACTTAACGATTCCGTTAGGCATTTTGGCGATTGTTGCCATGTAGCCGTAAATCGCTACCTGTACTTGTAGGTTTGATACTACGTTTACAGACATGAAGTTTTGTGCTGAGCGGTAAACAGTGAATGCCTCTGGTGCAAGGATAATCGCTGAGTCATCATCAAATGTTGTAGCTGTGAAGTTCTTGTCTACATATAGATCAAGTCCTAGCACGTTACCACGGATTGATGTTGGTGTTACTTGTCCAGCTGCGTTCATTGGTTGTAATGCGTTAAATACTGGGCGCTTTGTTGTATCTTGTGCACCAATTAATGCTCCCCATTGTGCTGGGTTAGCGATGTAATTCTGTGCGAAATAGCCAGTGTTTGTGTAGATAGTACGTGCTGCTTCTGTTGAGAATGCAACGATACCATCTAGGTCTGCTGATGTATTTGTTGCGTTAGCAGATGCTTGGATCAAAGCTGCAAGTACAGTCTGATCTAGGCGCTTCAAATATGCATACTCAAGTTGCTTTGTTAATTCTGCATAGAAGTTAGGATCTGAACGCTCTAACAATTCAACAGATAATGTGTTCATACCTGAGTATTTAGACACTGTACCTGTTAGGTATTGAGTTTCCATCCCTGTATTTTGTACTGCTCCGCCTTCGGCTTCTACAGTTACTTCTGGTGCGACACCATTATACCCACCAACACTGGTGACCAAGGAAGGGACACTAATCGTCATTCCTGAAGTCGGTAAGGTACCTTGGCTGCAAGCATCGATTGCTGGAGTACCAAAACGTGTGTTTGTTACAAACTCACTTAGGTATTGTGTTGGGTTGAATGCTGGGTTGGTTGAGAATGAATCATCAGCTGCAGCTACGTACAGTTTTGAATCATCGTTACCTAGAGCAGCCTTAATCTTGTGCTCTGTGTATGCAGCCATAGATGTAATTGGCGTACGTACTGATGTTTGAATTAGTGGTGCTGTAATTACTGGGCGAGCAGCTTCTACTGTAGGAGTAGCAGCCTCTGCCTTTGCTTCTTGTGGCGCTGTTGCTAAATCTTCCACAGGAGCCTCGCTTTCTGTTGTTTGGTTTGTGTCCTCTGCTTCGTTTTCACTAGCAGCAACTTTAGTTACTTGTGCGGCGCTAAATGCTGGTGTTTCTACCAGGCTAACCTCTTTTAGGGTTGCGCTTGTTACATATAAATAATCTTTTTTCTGTACTGACTTGTTTACATCTACGCCTACAGATAGGCCATCGATTAATTGCTCGCCAGCAAGGATTAAAGCATCTTGACCTTGCATAGATGCGCTAATTTTGAATGATGCGTATATGCCATCTTCTGCTTTGTTAAACTTCTGCATACGACCTATTGGCTTATCTGCTTTGTGTTGCATTAGCATCTTAACTTTGCCAGGATCGCCGATTTCGATTGAGTCTTTAGCAAATACGACCTTACCAACAGAAGTATTGCCTACTTCTTCAAATGGTACAATCTTGCCAGCAATGACTCTGCGCTCTGCATCGGCAGCTTCTATGTGGCTACTGAATGTAAGTTTCATCTTCTTCTTCGCTTCCGTTAGGTGTTAGGCTTTCCATTTCTTTTGCATCATCTACGTCAATTAGACCTAGATTTAACATTTTCTCTATTGCTTCTAAACGCTTTATTGTGTCGGCTCTTAGGAATGATTCTTCAATTTTGAACTTTACAACATGTCCTCGTGGCGTAATGTCATCCATGCTTAGTCGATCTTCAATAGCACAAATAAATGGCTGTAGAGAGTAGGCTACAAATTCTTTGCGACCATCGATAATATTTTGATATGTCATTGAGTTATTCATGTCTGCACTTATGTAATATGCAGGTACGTTCATTGCTCTGGCAATTTGAGTTGCTAAATATTGCTGGCTGTCGTTATACATCATGTCTTTTGGACTAAATCCTGTAGTTTCATAAGATAGAGTAGAAGTTAAGTATGCTGTAGACCTATTTAGACGGCTTTGCTTCCATTGTGCTAATAATCCAGATACTTGTTGCTCTGGCAAATCTGCGCCAGTGTTTTTAATGTAACCACTTGGCATTGGAGTTGCCGCTGCTACTGCTGCGGCTTTTTCAATATCTAATGCACTTTGAATTGTACGTGCTGCTGTTTGTAATACGCCTTGTGTTAATCCCTGGAATGTGATAAGTGAACCAATACCGGACATTGGAGCAGTTTGGCCATCTACATAATAAGCTTCTACTTCTGTACCAAATTTATTTGTTGTAAATGTAACTCTGTTATTTGCTACCCATTCAAAACGTGATGGTCTTAAATCATCTGCATATAATTCTGTAACTCGCCAATAAGCAACACCATAAAAAAGCAAACTATCGACAGTCCATGAAATCGTGACGGATCTTGGTTGCCGATAGTCTGGCTGCTCTATCCAAAGAGGACTCCCCAGTGCCTCACCACTAGACTTTTTGTAAAGTGCTAATGGCAAGTAGGAAACTACACCAGCTATTAAATTTCTGCAACGTGAAACGGCAGGTACTTGCATTGCTAAATTACGATCTAATCCACCAGGGAAATTACCAACACCTGTAGTAAATGAACCATAGCCATAAGCTGTGTCCATAATCGCAGGGGCGTATTGCGCTTGTACGGATTCAGTTTTTTTATTTATACCCAAAGCAGACAATAGACCCATAGATATACTTTATACCATAAAACGGACTAATGGTGCAAGTTAGACAAAGATTTGTGCAGTTTTTTGTGGTTTAGTCAATTCTGACACCACCATAGCCAAAGATATAGCAGCTGTAACATCACCAGCCGACTTACGCCTAATAATGCGCCAACCAGCATCATTTGTTTTAGCAGCGCAGTTATTTAAATGTTGTACTAGATCAGATTGACCAGAATGGACTATGCGGTTATTGGCTAAGCCATCTGCTAGGTCTGAACATGCCTGGTAAAACGCTTGGCCACTAACATCTTGCATACGCCATCCGCTTTGTTCTAATTTTGTGGCTATTGTTTGTGTGGCGTACTTGTCAAAACAAATTAAATGTGGGTGATATTTTCTAGCCCACTCATTTATGTCACTTGCCATCTTAACTTCATCTATGGCTATATCACTATGCCAAAGTTGTGCAAGTCCTACAGCTACTTTGCCATCTTTTATCTGACCCATAACCAAAGCGCCAGATCTTCTAGTAGGTGCAATATCAAAGGCCATTATAGTCTGAGGGCCGACAGGTATTTCTAACGTGCTATCGCTACATGCTTCAATAGATCCATAAACCCAAGGGCTTTGTGTGCTATCTACCCACTGGCATAACATTTCAGTACGTGTAGCTTCTATGCTGTTTGTACTTACGCTTTCTTCCAGTGTTTGCTCAGTTATTAAATGCCCTAATGCTGGATTAGCCATAGCCCAGGCTTTTTTATCATGTATTTTGCAATGCTGTGGTGCGCTGTATTCGTAATAACCTAGATTCTCTGGTGGATAAGACTTACAACGCTCTACTAGATCATTTAACACTGTACTAAACCCATCACCTGCGTTGCTTGTCATTAATGTCATTGAGTTTGGCCTTGCACGTGTTACTGGCAGTGCAGCTGTAAAGGCTTCTTCTGACCATTCACGTAATTCGTCAATGTATAGGAAATCTGCCGTCTTACCACGTGGCGCATCTCTGGTAGCTGCTGCAATCTCATACCTAGCACCATTAAGCAAACTAATAGATTCTTGACCATTAGCCAGGCGTATCTGCCTTACCTGATCTTTTAAAAATTGGTTATCTTCTATTGTGTATGCAACCTGCCTAAATGTATCTAATGCCATATTTCGATTAGATGACATGCCCAGGACATTCTTAGAACCCCATAAGAATAGATGGCTTAATATGAGCATACGTGCTAAGTGTGTTTTGCCGTTTTGACGTGCTACTAATACTAGAGCTGTTTTCTTTCGCCAGTTATCGGATTCATCTGTAGATAAAAGATCCTGTAATACAAAACGTTGCCAGGGGATTAAAGGTAAACCTATTTTCTCAGCTAGATCGGCAACCTCATTTACTTTGCTATTGCCTTTTAGTAAAGGCGTGTGGATTCTAGGCTCGGTGCTGCCAATTAGCCCGACCCCTCGTTTAATCTGGCTTGATTCAGTATTAGTTTGCATCAAAGTCCAGCGTATCTGGTTTATTAAAAGGTGAGTCTGGCACTGTGCTGGTGGTCTCAGGGAGAGAAGGTTTCAGAAAGACTGGGGGGT